GTTCCTTTAAATGTAGTATTTGATCCAGCTTGGCCGTTGCTATTTCCATTTCTGTTTGTATTTCCACCATTCCCAATAGAAGCAGGATAAGATCCTGCTGTAAAATTTGTAAAACTTCCTTCGAGATAACCACCAGCACCACCAGCACCGCCGTTACCACCACCGTCTCCACCACCGCCACCACCAGCGACGACTAAAACTAGAACAGGATAATCAGCCGGGTTAGTATATTCTTGAGTAACTTCAAAAGTAGCTGAAGATGTAAATGTATGAATTTTAAAATTTCCATCCGTTGCTATAGTTCCTCCAGTAGCTGTTAAAAATAACTCAGCAGCACCACCTCCAAAACCAAAGGCTTTCACTGATGCAGCACCTCTTGATCCTAATATTGGCATTAATCTTCTGCCCTCCCTGCATAGTTATCGTTATCCGGATCCCCCGGAGTTTCATTATAATAATTAGTACTTACTTCAAATGCTGCATTTGGTAATTCCCATGTTTGCAGTTCTTCATTCCATATCCATTTTGTAGTATTATTTGGTCTAGCCATTGGTGGTTCCCAATCTAAATTATCGTTTAGAACCCAAGAAGCATGTGGTTTTTTTTGGTAAAATTTAGAAATGTTTGGATCCCAATTATCTCCTATACCGGGCTCTATATGTCTTACAGACGCTTGATCTTCTTGGTACATTCCTGCCCATTTCCAAGTTCCTGTAGTTTGTCTAATTGAATTTGCAAAAGTAGTTGTTAAAGAATCGCTTAAACCGTTTTCATCAGAAATGTCAGATTCATCGACAACAATAGTATCTGTCACAACGTTATTTTCATCTATTTTAGCAGCGCAATATAACATACTGTTTTTATCTCTCCTTAATTCCTTATAGTCTACATTGGAATAATATTTCCATAAACTCATTCATACTATGCAAATTGTGTTTGAGCAGCAAAAACTGTAAATGCTGCATTACCTGTTTTTATAACGGTATAACTATATATATCCACAGAACTAGCATTTCCTTCACTTGGTGCTTCACCACCCTGCCATTTTGGAGTAACACCAGATCCATCAACTTGAACAGTTGTATTTCTATATTCACTTGAACCAATAGTCACTAAGTGTACAATTGTGCAAGATTCTCCAGTGTTCATAATTGAATTTAAACTGTTAGATCCATCACCTCTAATATTTAAAGTCCAATCTCCACTAGCATTTGTAGTGTAATATAATACAGCTTGAGTCATCACATCAAATGTTTTTGTACCCGTAGCTGCCGTAGCTTCTATTGTTGCTTTTTCAAAAACTTCTTGAATTGCTGTTGGTCCAATTGCTTCTACTCTACCTGTACCTTTAGGTGTAAGTTCTAAGTCAATATTTGTAGCTGAACCATTTGAAAAAATTGCCATTTTGAATCCCCTATATTTTATCTAGTTTAATTTTAAATTTTTCACCAGATATATTGTTTATCATAAATATATCATTTTGTCCCTCTTGTAAAGTCCAATTTCCCTTAGTTCCATCTATTCGATTTCCCTTTGTTTTTTGTTCATTAGAAAGATGTAAATCTCCTGTATATATGTCTCTCCAAACTGCAGCAGCACTTCCCAGATCATAAGTGTCAGTTGCAGAAGGTATTATGTGGCCAGAAGAAGTAATTTCACCAGAAGCTACGGTTCCCACAGTTATGTTTCCTAGATCTGCAGTAACATCTACGACGTTAGTTCCATCTGAATATACAATTTTATATCCTTTATCTGTCGTAGCCCATGTAGCACCGCTTCCAGAACTTGTTTTAAAAGTTACAGTATGTGCTCCAGATGTTGCATTTTCAATTAAATAAGTTTTTTCAATTGAATTAGGAATAACCACGTTTACGTTAGCAGTAATAGTTCCTGTTAATCTTAAAACTTGATTTTTACCATTTGATAAAGCACCATTTGAAAAAGTTAAAGTTGCACCGTTTGTAGTATTTAAACCTACTGCATCATAACCACCAATTGCTTGTTCTAAAATAAGTAAATTTGTATTTGTAATTTGTCCCCAAGTTCCTGAATTTTCTCCAGTTGCTTGAACAGTTAATTTTAAACTAGGTGATGTTGAATTGGCCATATTATAAATTCCTTAATATTTTATTATATTTATATTTTTCATGTAAATCAAGCTACTTCTTTCCAGCCTGGAGGATCGATTGGTGCATTTCCTGTATCTACTGGATTCCATGTAATGTTTTGTATACTGCCTTCTACCATCGTCATTTCAATTCCTGTTAATATAGCTAATGAGTCAGGTGCTGTAACAGTTCCTTCCTGCATAGTTAGATCAAAACCAGTAACATCTATTAAGCTATTAGCATCTGCAACAGCTGTTCCAAGGGTGGCTGTCATAGCTTTACCTGTTACAGGAACATTTGCATCTCCAGTGACAGTTGGAGCATTTTCTTGCATTGTTAAGTTAAAACCAGATAGGTCTACATCTGCATTAGCAGTAATATTAACACTATTTAAATTAGAAGACATCGCTATTCCGGTCAAATCTTCTGTTGTAACATCAGTAAACCCTTGAGCTGTGCCTTGAGTTATTGCTAAAGGTTCTCCAGTTATAGAAACAACTACATTTGCTTCAATCGACACATCATTCTCTTGCATCGTTAGGTTAAAACCTGTTAAAGAAATATCAGCATTAGCTGTAATTGCAGTCGTGCCTAATACCATAGGGAGAGGGAATGTTCCTACAATTCCACCTGTTGTAGCCTCTACAAAAACAGGAATACTAAAGGTAGCAGGACTCAATGTAGCAAAAGGGGCTTCACCGAAAGCTGTTAGTGTATCATGAGTAAAATTAGCTAGGTTAGCAGTTAAATCAAAACCTGTTACGTCAACCTGTTGTCCCACCGGTATTTCTGTAACATTTCCTAAATTAGATGTTAAAGCTTGACCAGTTGGAGTAACTACTACCAATGAAGAACCATTTGCTGTTCCAGCAGCAGAAACTAAAGGTGTTCCTGTTACAGATACAGCTACATCTATATTAACAATACCTGAGTTTTCCTGAGCTGTTAGCTCAATACCGGTTGCATAAGCAACTACGTTTGAGGGTTCCGCACTAAAAGGTGCTTCTGAATATGCAGTAACTCCAAGGGCCATGACTTAGGCTCCTATATTTTGTTCTTCTTTTTTTTCTTTTTTATCAAAATTAAAAATCATTAGATTTCTTCTAATTTAAATTTATATTTTTTACCGGATTTATTATTAAGAATAAATAAATGTTCTTCACCCTCTTGAATAGTCCAATTACCTTTTGTGCCATCAACTGCGTTACCTTCTTCTTTTCCTTCATTAGATAAATGTAAGTCACCAGTGTATATGTTTCTCCAAACAGATCCTGTTGCACCTAAATCATAAGTATCAGTTGTTCCTGGTGTAATGTGTCCTGCAACAGCAGCGGCACCAGTTACCGTTAAAGTAGAACCGTCAAAAGTTAAATTAGCTTCTGCATTTTGTGCGTCCGCACCAGTTGCAGTAATAATTCTGTTGTTTGAACCATTGGCCATGAAATCAGATACATCAACAGATATTGCATCTGCTGCAACATCAATACCAGTTCCGGCACCTATATTTAAAGTTACATCACCTGATGTTCCACCACCTGTTAAACCTGAACCCGCAACAACAGAAGTTATATCTCCAACTGTCGGAGTTTGAAAAGATGGTACTGCTCCAGCTCCCGCTGAAGTTAAAACTTGTCCAGAACTTCCAGTAGCAACTGCTACAGGATTACCTGAAGTATCGTAACTAATAATATTTCCATCTGTACCCGCAGCCATCTTGGCTAACGTTACTGTGTTATCACTTGGTGTAATTGTTCCTGTAAGCTGAGTTGCTGCAATAGATTTATTACTTAAAGTCTGAGATCCAGATAAAGTAGCTACTGTACTGTCAATAGCAATATCATTTGCATTTGCTGTAATACCAGTTCCGCCAATAACATTTAAAGTTACATCTCCAGAAGACCCGCCGCCTGTTAAACCTGTTCCTGCAGTAACTGCAGTTATGTCTCCAACTGTAGGTGTTTGAAAAGTTGGTACTGCACCAGCACCCGCACTTGTTAATACTTGACCTGCACTTCCTGTTGCAACTGCAACTGGGTTTCCAGATGTATCATATGAAATAATATTACCATCTGTACCTGGTGCCATTTTGGCTAGTGTCACTGCATCATCATTTATTTTAGCTGTCTCAACTGCACTCGCAGCAATCTCTGCTGTGTCTATAGCGTTGTCAGCCATTAAAGCATTTGTAATTTGAGAATTTGCAATATGGGCTGTGTCAATTGAAGCGTCGACGTATTGATCTGAGTCTACTGAGTTCGCTGCCATTTTATCAACTGTAACTGCATCGTCTTGTAATTCTGCTGTAGCTATCCCTAAATCTTTTATTGTTACTGCACCAGAACTAGCAGCAAAGTTATCTGAACTAAATGATGCAGCTCCTTTAGCAGATGTAGAAGCATCAGCTAAATTAAGTGTAACATCTCCAGAAGACCCACCACCAGATAAATTAGTACCGGCTGTTACAGCTGTAATATCCCCAACAGTAGGTGTTTCAAAAGTTGGAGGAGCTCCTGCTCCTGCTGAAGTTAAAACTTGTCCGTCTGATCCTGTGGCTACTGCTACAGGATTACCAGATGCATCATATGAAATTATATTTCCATCTGTACCTGGGGCCATTTTAGCTAGTGTCACTGAGTCATCGGCTAATCTTGCGGAAGCCACTGATCCACTTGCTAAATTAGTTGCGTTTAAATTTGTTAAAGCAGAACCATTTAATGCTGGAAGAGTTGATGGAAATCTTGCGTCAGGTACTGTACCTGAAGTTAATTGTGTTGCGTTTAAAGCTGTTAAAAGTGAACCATTGTTTGCAACAATGTTTCCACTAGCATTTAGGATAACAGATTTGGATGCAGGTAAAGTTACAAATACATTTTTTGTTCCTGCTGAAAAGTTTACTGCTGAATCACTATTGGATGATGAAATAACAGTAGTCCTAGCCAAAGCTGCGGCTGATACTGTTCCTAATCCAACTTCAAATTCACTATTAACAGTGTTTACAATTGCATAATAAGTTGTATTCGTATTTCCAATTGCACTTGAAAAAGTTTCAAACCCTGTAACTGCTCCTGCAAGAGAAAGCGTACCTGTACCAGTAGTGGTAGAGGTCTCTTTAACTCTATCATTTATGACTAATGCCATTTATTTCTCCTTAACCAGATATTCTTAATATAGCTGCTGCTGTAGTAAATGCTGGAAACTGTATAGTGAAAGTTCCCGACGTAGCTGTTTTATCTGCTCCAAAATTTAAAACCGCAACTGCTGCATTAGTAACCGCAGAAGATGTGTTATAAATTAATGCACCTCTAGCTGTCAACGTTACACCAGTAAATGATAAATCTGCAAAGTCCACAATTGCAACACCTGATGCAATTGAAGTATTTTGACCTGCTAATGGATCACCGCCTGCTGTATACGTACCTGTATTAGCTACTTCGTTAGTTGAAGCGTACGCAGTTGTTGCTGAGTTTAGAGTTGCTGAAGAAGTATAAAGAGCTAGCTTAAACTTGTCACCACCAGAAGACTTAAAATTTTGATCACCTTCTAGTAATTGTTTTTTGAATGCATTTGCAATCGCTTGTGTTATAGCCATAATTTATCTCCTATTGTTTTCCTATTCGAGGAACACCTGCTTGGTATTCATCCCGTCTTCGTCTTCCCATTTGTTCAATTGAGAACCTTTGTGCGGCCTCTCCATATTTTTTATCATATAATTGAAGCATGTCAACGGGTCCTTTTAAAAACCCATAAGCCTCCGCGAGGCACGCATATAAAAGTCCATCGGGAAAATTTAAACTCAAATATGTAGTTGTGTTTGTAGCAGATAAACCAGGGTCTTTCAATATATAATTTAACTGAATTTCGTAAGTAGCGTCAGGTGTAGGTGCAACTACAATCTTTTCTTCATCCCATAAACTGTAGTATTTTGGAACTCCTGTCGCTCCTGTAGGGTTAAATTCAGACATAAAACTAGTATCTCTATATTGTAAAAACTCTCTATTATCAGGTTCTGAACTTCCATTAGAATCTACTATTTGAACAGACCTTACAACTAAAAGACCAGCGGGTCTGTTGATAAATCTATCTGAAGTAATTAAATTTGCTGTATCATATCTTCTGTTATTATCTGAGTCTACGTCCCTTAAAATTTTAAATTCAACATTTTCAATTATGCCATTAAGAATATTATCTGTTAGAACATTAGAACTAACTTCTGTGTAGTCTCTAATTTTTTGTAATAATTCTGTGTATGTCATTTATTAAGCTCTCCCATCCGTTATATTAACATTTAAAGGGCCGGCAATACAACCATTTCCTCCACCTGTAAAGTTAGCAACCCATGAGAAACCTTCATCATTGTCTTTTAAATAATAACCATTTTGATTAGTAACTGTTGGGGGCTGACCTCCGCTTGGAGAGGTTGTAGTATTTAAAGAATAAACTTCTCTTGCTCCAAAAATATTTGCTCCTGCATCGTGGTTACTGGCAATAGTATTTTTAGGAGTCTGTCCTCTAAACGGTGAATTAGTTCCTCTAATTAAACCTGATAAAGTTTTTGTTCCAGAATTATAAGCTGCATATTGTATAATTTCATTTTCATATAGTCCACTTACAGAATTAATTTTTTCAATCATTAGGTATCCACCATTAGTGTAAAATGAAGTTGCATCAGCTACTACCATTGAAGTATCTGTAGCAGTTATGTTTGCCGATAAAGTTGTAGTCATTTCTAGTTCTTTAATAGAGATTACAACTGCAGATCCTGCTGTTGACAAAGGTTGGGATATACTCATCAATCTTACAAAATCCCCAACCAATATTCCACTGTTAGGTTGAGATACTTCAAAAGTTGCTCCGACAGTAAGTAGATTTGGTGTACTAAAAGGATTTATCTCTAAAAAATCTCCTGTAGGTAATTCTAATCTATCGGGTCTTGGATGCATTAATCCTTGTGGATCAGCAGTAAAAGGT